TGCAATCGGGTTTACAATGGTTCCGGCGGCATACTCGAACAATGAGATTTCGTATAACCATGACTTTATGCGAAAAATGGAGAGAACAACCCGTGCGTTGGCGGACGCTTTGGATAAAGGAGCCGTTGCCGCATTGGAGGCGAACAAAACGCAGGTGTTCAAAACATTGCTCAATTACACGCAGGTCGGGAACGCTGTACAAGTGCCAACCCAAATGGCAACCGAGATTTTGGGCGACATTAACCCAATCATGCGGGCGAATTGTTACCCGGAATATATCCACCTTATCGCAAATGCGGGGGTTGATAGCCTGATACGCAAGTTGGCGCAACATGACGTTTACAACGACGTTAATAAGCGCATGGAGTACGACAACAAGGTATTGCATTATACCAACAACGTAACCGATGAAACTGGCAAAATGGGAACAATGTTTGCCGTTGCTGATGGAAATGTTGGTATCTTGACCCGTGTTGACCGTGAGGCATACCGCCGAACCCGTGCGAATTTCCACGAATGGGACATTGTACGTTTGCCGTACATTGATTTGCCCGTTGGTTCGCATTATTATACAGCCGTGGGCGACCAATCGGCGATTATGGACGACGCAACCGCCGATTTGACGTGTGCCGTCAAGGAGTATTTCGGATTTAGCGTTGATGTTGCCTACATGGTAGCATATAACAGCAATCCGACCACCGTGGCAAATCCCATTATCAAAGCCGAGATTGCAGCACGCAATCCGAACGAACCGCTAGGAATGCCCGTATATGTAACCAACGCCGGGGAATTTCCCGCCGGGGGGGCAGGCGCATGAGACGGAAAACGGAACAGTTATTTAACCGAGGGGACGGGGTGGTTATCCCCGCCCCTCTTTTTAAATTAATGATATATTGTTAATGCTGTAAGGGTGTAAAAAAACTTGTGGCGGTTATATTTGGGCTTATGTATAGGATTAAGGAAATACAAGATAAGTTATTGCACGTCGTCGGTTGGGAGCAATCATATAATCCCGCCGAGGCAATCGCCGAACGGTTGACAGAAACCGAAAGCGGATTATATTTTCAAGGGGCGCACCCGCTTGTAACGTTGGATAATATGGCGGCAATCGTCCCGGACAATTGGGGCTTTCAATACCCGGTTTGGAACGATGCAAAGGAATGGAAAGCCGAAACCGTGGTGCAATACGCCAACGATGCGGCGGGCAAACCTTTGTATTGGGTCGCTTTGGTTGATAACGTCGCCGAGGTTCCCGCCGAGGGTTCGACTTTTTGGGATAAATACAATATATTGTCCGACTATTTAGAGCGTTTGACCCGCAACGGAATTTCCACGGCGGTACAAACGTTTACTCAAACAAAGGGATTGGATAAGGAAACAAAGAACCTATTGGAGCGTCGCACGTTCTTTGATGGTTCGGGACGTATCAGAGCAACCCAACCGAATAATCATAAGTTGGTAGGCTTTGAGATTATCCCGGTGCGGGCGATGGGAGTAACGGCACAAATACACCGAATTGGCTTACAAATGACGGGCGGAACCGGGATTGTGAAATTGTACCTTTTCCATAGTTCACAGATTGACCCTGTAAAAACGTTTGATTTGAATTTTACGTTGACAAATGGCGGCTTTCAATGGTTCACGTTGGAAGATTGTTTTTTGCCGTATATAAGCGACGCAAACAACGCCGGGGGTGCGTGGTTCCTTTGCTACAATCAAGACGATTTGCCCGCTGGAATGCAAGCAATTAACGTGTCGAAAGATTGGAGCCGGGAACCGTGCGGAACGTGTACCGGGTACGGCAATATTGAGGCATGGCGGCAATTGACAAAGTATTTGCAGATTTCCCCGTTTATGTACAACGCCCCGGAAACATTCGCCGAATACCCGGAGTTGTGGGATATAGCCTATACGATGTACACTAATACGCTGAATTACGGGTTGAATTGTGAAATAACGGTGGGTTGCGACCTAACCGATTTTATCGTTGAACAACGGGCGATGTTCCAGACGGTAATACAACGTCAGGTTGCGGCAATCGCTTTGCGCACGTTGGCAATGAACCCCAACGTAAGGGTAAACCGGAACCAATCCAACGCATCTAAAATGGAAATTTTATACGAGTTGGACGGGAATGTTGAGGGACGCCCCGGCGGTTTGGGTTATGACCTTAAAAAAGCGTTTGAGGCTTTGCGGTTAGATACGCAAGGAATTGACCGTATTTGTTTGAGTTGCAACAACCGGGGCGTTAAGTACCGGACAACGTAATTGCATTATGGCGGGATTACAATCAATAATTGATTTGCGCAACCGGGTTAATACATTTAACGACGGGTTGACGTCCGGGTTGATTATACGGGACATAATCGACGACGGAATGACAACGGCGTTTATCATTGATGCCAACGCCGAGGAACAATTATTTGAACAGGGTATTAACCGATTGGGCGTTGACATAATGGATTATCGACCTTATACCCCGCTAACAATAGCCATTAAGGAGGGAAAGGGACAACCGACGAACCGGGTAACGTTGCGGGATGAGGGCGATTTTGAGAGTAGTTTTTATTTGGAAGTCGGCGACAAACAATTTGAAATCAAGGCGTCGGATTTCAAGACGGAAGATTTGATAAAAAAGTACGGGCGGCAAATATTGGGATTGACGAACGAAAACATTGCCAAACTGATTTGGCAATACGTTTATCCGGATTTGCTAACCAAAGCAAAAAAAACGATATACGGAAATGGATAGAGTACCGATTATAAAGAACCCGGAGTTATTCGACCGGGTTATTGCAAATATTCAAAAGGGATTGGCGGACGGGTTGCCGTGGCTTAACTATTCCTTTGGACGCTCTGAACGGTTGGTTAAGTCCATACAAGGAAAACGATATTATACGCCCAATATTTACGTCGGCGGCAATGAATATATGTTGATTGCCCCGGATAGTAATATAGGGAATTTTTCGTTTTTCGTGTTGGACGACCCACAACAAATTGATTGGTTCCCCGGCGAACAAAACAAATATACAACGCCGTTTTCGGTTATCTTTTGGTTTGATATGCGCACGATAACCAACGACCCCAACAACCGGAATACGGAGGCGGTCAAACAACAAATAATGCGGGTATTGAATGGCGGTATTTGGTTACGTTCCGGTTCCATGACAATAAACAGAGTGTACGCAAATGCGGAAAACATATTTGCCGGGTTCACTTTGGACGAAATAGACAATCAATTTTTAATGCACCCGTTCGGCGGTTTTCGCTTTGAGGGTGTATTGTCAGTTAATCAACCTTGTAACATTTAACGATATGGTAACTTTCATTATTTGGGCTTTGGTCGTGGCAACCGTGGCGGCGTTCCTGTTGACCCTGTTAAAAAAGTGGGGCGTTGTTGAGTACGTCCAAGTTCACGGCAACGACTTTTTTGTTAAGATGTTCAATTGCGGCTTTTGCTTATCATGGTGGGCGGGGGTCGTTTTGTCAGTCCTGTTTGCTATATGCACCGAGAACCCGGCATTGTTATTGGTTCCGTTTTGTTCAACAGTCATAACCCGCATGTTCTTATGAAAACGACAAAGATAGGGGAACGGGCGGTTGTGTTGTATGACAGTATCGACGAATTGCCGATTTTGCGATTTCACGCATATAACAAAATGTTGCTTATCGACGCCGGGGTTGGGTCGGATTTGAACGATTGGGATGCGCACATTGAAAAGGCAATCCGGTTTATCCGAAAGGAAAAGCCGGATTTGGCGGAAATGGAATTGGATAATTTGCGGCAAAACGTTTATTTCGTCCAATCCGCCATATCGCCAAAGTATTTGGCGTTTGCCTGTTTGGTTAAGTCAGTGGACGGAACCGAATACAACGATATGACGGCGGACGGTTTGCAAAAGGTATTGGATTTATTCGCCGATGCGCCGAACGCCGAGTTGACCGCCCAATTGGAAGCGGTCAAAAAAAAAATAGATAAAGAGTTGCAATTGTATTTTCCTAAACTATTCGACGACGCCACGGTTAAAGATTATTACGACCAATTGAAGCAACGCACGATGTTAATGTTGGATGCGATAATAAAGGGGGACGAAAGCGACAAACGAGAAGAAATAGACCATATTACGACGTTGTTGTTGACTTATACAAAACCCAAATCGTTTAGCGGGTCGGATAGCGTGGAAATACAATACGACAAGCAGTTTGAAAATATGTGTTTGATGTTGTCCCAACATTTGCACGTAAACCCAAAATCGTTTAGCGTGTTGGAATATTACAACGCATTTGAATACATTAAGGAGCAAGCGAAAAAAGCAAGCGGAAAAAGCCAAAATAAGGCGATTTAAGGTGTTTTGTTTTTCAGACGATAAATTAACATTTGAGAGAGGAAAATCGATTGTAGGGCAAATTGCCCGAAAATAACAAAAACAAATAGTCGGATATATGGCAGATAACAACAACCCAATTAAATATTCAGATTTGGTAAGCCCCGATAATTCGATTACTGATTTGATAAAGCAATTGGATGAACTTTCAGACGCATATACAAATGCGTTGAAAAATATTAGGGCGGAAGCAATTCAGTTGGCGGCGGTTCTGCAAAAGGTTTCCGGGGCAACCGAGGACGGCAGGAACACAACCAAGAAAGCCGCAGACGATGCGGAACGTTTGGCACGTGCGCAACGTGATTTGGCGTTTGCAGAAAGCGAGAGCGCCAAAAAGTTAGCCGAGTTAAAATTGGCACAGCAGGAAGCGAACCAAATTAACAAACTGGTTGTGAAAATAAATCAATCCGCCGAGGGTAGTTATAACCGTTTATCGGCGCAATATTCATTGAATAAGATTTATTTAAACAACATGACTAAAGCCGAACGGGAAAACACCGAGGAGGGGCGAAAATTGGTTGCACAAACCAAAGAAATATATGAAGAAATGAAACGTTTGCAGGGAGCAACCGGGAAATTTCAATTGAACGTCGGAAATTATACGGAGGCGTCCGACGCAATTATTGCGTATGGCGACAAATTAAAAGAAACGTTAGGTTTAAATAGCGCATTTGGCGAAAGTCTTTTGGCGTTAGGACGTGGCGGGGCTGAAAGTAAAGCCGTTTTTACAGCTATTGGCGACGGGGCAATAGCATTGGGAAAAACTTTGTTGGGATTACTTTCAAACCCGGTTTTTTTGGCGATTGCCGGAATTGCGGCGGCGGGTGCGGCGTTTAAATGGTGGTACGATTATAACGCCGGGTTAGTTGAGGCGACGAGATTGACACAACAATTTACCGGGAAAAGTGGCGATGATTTGAAAGCGTTTAGAAATGAGGTGCAAGCCGTCGCCGATTCATTCAACGCAGATTTCCGGGAAACATTGATTGCAACAAACGCATTATCAAAACAATTTGGTATTTCTGCAAATGAGGCATTGCAGTTGGTCAAGGATGGTTTTTTGTCCGAAGCCGATGCGAACGGGGAATTTTTAGACACGTTGAAAGAATACCCGGCATATTTCAAAGAGGCTGGAATATCAGCAGACCAATTTGTTGCGATTGTAGCCCAAACAAACAAAATGGGTATCTTTTCGGACAAAGGCGTTGACGCAATTAAGGAGGCAAATTTGCGTTTGCGTGAAATGACGACGGCGACGGCGGCGGCTTTGGACGGTATCGGCATCTCGTCGAAACAAGTTCAAAAAGATTTGCAGACCGGAACCAAAACAACGTTCGATGTCATACAAGACGTTTCCGCAAAATTGGCAGAATTGCCGGATAATGCGGCAACGGTCGGGGCTGCAATTGCAGATATATTCGGGGGTCCCGGAGAGGACGCAGGATTGCAGTATTTGCGCACGTTGAAAGATATTTCAACAAACATGGATGAAGTAAAAGGGAAAGCCGGGGTTTTGGCGCAATTGCAGGAGGAACAATTGCAAAGCCAAATCGAGTTGCAAAACGCATTGTCCGGGTTGTTTGACGCAACCGGAGGAAATTTTGAAACGTTGACAACGCAGGCAAAAGTTTTTGTTAACCAAGGATTGACGGCGATAATAAAAGGGGTTATTGATGTTGTCAATTACTTGATTGAGTTATACAATGAAAGTGTTTTGATACGTGCAATTTGGAATGGGATGGTTGCCGGATTCAAAACAACATTTGATACGTTGGGAAATTTGTTTGGATTCTTTATTGATATAGTCAAAGCAACCGGAACCGCATTAAAGGGGGCGTTTACGTTAGATTTTGACGACGTAAAAAAAGGATTGGCAGATTATGCGGCAGCGTACGGAAATTTGGTTAAAGCCCAAGTTAAAGACATAGCAGAAAATTTCCAAGAGGGTTTGGAGGGTATGCAAAAGGAAATAAAACCGTTAACAATCCCGGTTTCTGTTGGAGATACCCCGACGCCACAAACAGACAATAAGCCCGTAACGACACAGAACCCAACCGTAACGCCAAGGGGTAAAAGCGAAGCGGAAAAGGCGGCAGAACAACAAGCAAAGCAAATTGAAGCGGCTTATAAAAAGAATTTGGAGGCAACCCGGAAATTGCAGGATGCACAATTGCAGTTGGAAACCGACGAATGGGCAAAGCGTAGGCAGCAAACGCAATATCAGTATTCCCGACATATTGAGGATTTGCAACACCAATTACAGACCGAAAAGGATTTGAACGAAACCGGACGGCAGGCGATAAACGCAACAATTACGGCGTTAGAACAACAGCAGACAGAGGCGTTGTTGAAAATAGAGCAAGAACGGCAGTTGCAAGAATTGGCATTGCAGAAAGAAAGCATTGAATTACGTTTGCAAGCGGTTAAGCAGGGAAGCGAGCAGGAACGACAATTGCGTATGCAGCTGTTAGATAATGAAAGACAAACAGCATTGTTGCAGAATGAGCAAAAGCCGACCGGACAACAGCAGGACGCCGGGGTAATTAATGCCGGATTTGACGTTAAGGGAAGCGCAATCGCCGACGAATATTTGCAAACGCAATTAAAGATGTTTGACCAACAACAAGCGTTGGCGCAATCTGAATTTGATTTATTAAGAAATTCAGAAGCCCGGAAAACCCAATTCCGTTTGCAGGCAGAAAAGGAACGTTTGCAAAAGGTATTAGAATTGAACGAGCAAGCAGCCAATAAATTGTCAGATGTTGAAGTACAAACAATTCAAAACACAATAAAAAAGATTGACCAAGAAATTGAGCAGTCAAAAGGAGAGGAACGAGGAACAGATATTTACGGTTTGTTTGGGCTTAATTTGGACGACGACCAAAAGGAGGCAATAAGTACGTCCGTATCCTTTGCAATGGAGCAATTACAGGTATTTTTGGATGCGAAATTGCAAGCCGCCGAAGCCGCCGTAAATGCCGCCGACAAAGAGGTTGAAAGCGCACAACGCACGTTGGACGCCGAAAGGGAAGCACGGGCGAACGGTTATGCCTCAAACGTGGTTATGGCACAAAAGGAGTTGGATTTGGCAAAGCGGAACCAAGAAAAGGCGTTGAAAGAACAACAGAAAGCGCAAAAGGCACAACAGGCAATACAGACAATCCAACAAATCGGAAACCTTGTAACGGCGTCCGCTTTGATTTGGTCGCAATTGGGGTTCCCGTTCGCAATCCCGGCAATCGCTGTTATGTGGGCTTCATTTGCCGCCGCCAAAATTAAAGCCGCACAAATGAGTAAAGCCGCTGAGGGTTCGGAAAGTTACGGGGACGGTACGGTTGAATTGTTGGCGGGCGGTTCCCACCAATCCGGGGACGACGTGGATTTAGGAACCAAACCGGATGGAACCCGGAGGCGTGCCGAGGGCGGGGAATTTTTCGCCGTTATCAATAAACGTAATTCCCGCCGTTTCCGTCGTTTAATCCCGGACGTAATAAACAGTTTGAACCGGGGGACATTCCCCCAAAAGTACCTTAATGCCTACAATACCGACGGCATTAATGTAACGGTCCAACAAAATAACGCACCGGATTTGCGGGATTTAAAAGACGATGTAAAGGAGATCAAGGAACAAAACCGCCGCCGTCGTTACGTCGATGGCAACGGCAATGTTATTGAGGTTTACAAGAATTTGACACGTAAAATTAAAAATTGACATGAACCCGATTTATAGACATTCATTTGTAAATGCGTTTTTAGCGAACGGGAAGATAAGTAACACAACCGGGAACATAAACGGGAATAAGACAAATTTCTATTATACCCGTACTTTTGTCCCGGTTCGGAATGTGTACCCCCGCAAATTGTTTCAGAATAACACCTCGCAAGCCGGGGGCGCATTTTACGATAGCAATAAAAAGATTATCGGCGGTTGGGGAAGCGCCCCGGCCGCCACAAATACGGGATTTGACATACCAGGCGATGCCGCATATATCCGGTTTAATGTAAGCAAAGCGCGATACGCCGACGGGACGGCATGGTTGAGATTGGGAACGTTGGACGCCCCGAACGTCTTACAAGGTCAAACCGTGCATCCGATTTACAAGGATGATTTGGCAAAGGAGTACGAATTAGAAACCAACCAACGGTTTTATCGTGCCAAATTATCCGGCAAAATTACCTTTGTCCGGGATGATTACGACTATATAAACCGTCAATCGTTCGACAATGAATTTTTGTATTGCATTGAAAAGAGCGACGACGGCGGGCGTACATGGTTCCAATACTTTCAAGGCAAGTTTATGAAAACCGATTGCACGTTTACCGATTACGATAGAAAGGTTGTTGTACAACCGGACGTAATCGACGATTATAACGATGTATTGGCAGGGCTAGAAAAAGAATATAATCTAATAACATTAGCCCCGACAATTCAACGGATAACAATAAACAAGCGTCCATTAATTCAAATATATGTGCCGGGCGATAGCGTCGTTTCGTGTTTTTTAGGCGGTATGAATTGGGAGCAAGATGCAAACGCCACGACCGACCAAAACACATTAGAACAAACCTATCATTTTGCTTTATGTAATATATTGAAAGAAATACGAGTTACTGCAAATGGTACGCCGTCCGATATTGCTGGTTTATATACGGGACGTATGGCAACGGATTCAAGTACTGACTCATTTAGCGGTAATTTATTCCCGGCAAATAACGATTTGTATTATATTCATATAACACAACAAAGAATTGACAAGTTGCCAGTTGGGGTGGCTACGGTTGATATACGCCGCCGTTCTGATGATGCTGTGTTGTTTGTATACGTAAAAACAACAACGTCGCCATTTGATACGTTGGAATTTGATTTAGTCCCCGCCAATGGTTCCAGCGCAACCGGGACAATGCACGCTGATATGAAAGGTTATAATATATATGCACGGTATTTATGCGATGTGGAGAGAATAAACGACTTAAATACATATCCATTACCCGCCGATGATATAGTAGATGACAATCGTAATTATAGGCATGCGATTGGTTACAATGTCGACGTGGCGTTTATTTCAAACAAATTTTCAGACACCCCGACCGAGTGGGGATTAGCGGACAACGGAAAGTATTTTGCGCCCCCTTATTCCATATACAGACAAACGTTTTATCCAATCGCCCGGTCAACGTGGCGTTATGCGTCGTTATGGTTTGGATTTTATTTAATGGATTGGAGATTTGAGGAAAAAGCCCGGAAAGAATATACTTTGCGGGATACGTTCTTGGTTTCGTCTTGCATGTCTGTTTTGCTCAATCAAATTGCACCCGGAATTACGCACGAAGCCACGGCGGAATATAGCCAATTTTTATACGGGGGAAACAATCCAATATCCGGGTTGAATTTCCGGTTGCTTGTATCTCAGAAAACGAACATTATAAACGGCGAATATCAGCAACCCGCACAAAAAGCCCCGACGACCTTACAACAATTTACCAATATGTTACGGGATTGTTTCAAATGCTATTGGTTTATCGAGGACGGCAAATTTAAAATTGAGCATGTCCAATATTTCCGCAATGGCGGTTCCTATTCCGGCGAGGTTGTGTTAAGCCACGATTTGACAAAGGAGTTGAATTCACGCAACGGGAAACCGTGGGCGTTCAACACGTCGGAATATTCGTTTGATAAGGTCGATTTGCCGGAACGTTACCAATTCAAGTGGATGGACGACGTTACGGCGGCGTTTGAGGGTTTGCCGATACAGGTAATCAGCAAGTATGTAACGCCCGGGAAAATTGAGGACGTAAACGTATCTAATTTCACGTCGGATATTGATATGATGTTGCTAAACCCCGGCAACATGAGTTCGGACGGGTTCGCCTTATTTGCCGCCGTTCCGCCAACGTCCGGGTCGCAATGGACATTACCGTTTACACGTCAAACCGTCAACGGGGTTGAATACTTTTTGCAAAACGGATATTTAGCGTTTATTAATCTGCAATCGACCTATTGGCTGTATGATTTACCCGCCCGTTGGGTATCAATAAACGGTTCCGAAACAGACGCATACGGGATCGAGAGAAAGAAGAAACAAACGCTTATTTTTCCGGCGAATGACGACCCAAACCCGATGCAGCTAATAAAAACGTATATCGGTAACGGTCAAGTTGATAAACTTTCAGTAAATTTGTGTAGTAGAAATATTAAAGCAACGTTAAAATATGATACAGAATAACAATACAAGCGTTTTACCATGGTACACGTCTGTAAACGAACAGAACCACCGTAAAAGTTACGCATACGGCGCAATTTATCCGTTATTTGCCCCGGCTGATAGATTGTTGCCGTTTCAAATAATTAGAAACACACGGTCAAATAATGTTACGTCAGTAATGTTGTACGATAAAACCGGGAAACTAATTGCAAACATAACAACGTACATTAGGGAAACCGGATTGCAGATTGTACGGTTTCAAACGTTGGGTTATGATGTTATATTGTACCCGTCGATCTTCCCCATGCCATTAAATCAGTTGGACGGAATATATTATATGACGTTATCGGATGGCGTGCAAACATGGTATTCTGAAATGTTCACGGTCGTACAAGATGTTTCCGGTTACTTAAAAATACAATGGTGGGATGTTGAAAATTTGGTATTTGACGCCGGGCAAATAGTATATAAAAACCCGGATTTTAAAAATATGTTGTACCTTTGTACAGAGTTAGGAAAACCGGATTATGAATTTGAGGAGGACGGCGAAGAACGGGACGGGTATTTTTTCCCGGAAAAACAAATATCAGTCAAAACGTTTAAGTGCACGATATTGGCACCGGAGTTCCTTTGCGACGTTATGCGTTTTATCCGTATGGCTGATTACATTCACATAACGGATAAATACGGCAGGGAATACGATTGCGACACGTTTTTAATTACCCCGAAATGGCAAACGCAGGGAGATTTAGCAGGCGTGGAAATTGAGTTTAAAACAAATACCGTCGTCAAGAAAATAGGACGTGGCTATATAATAGCAAACAAAGGAGATTTTAAAGGAGATTTTAATGGAGATTTTAATAATGATTTCAACAACAATTAAATT